CTGCCGCACCTCGCTCGCCGTATCGGCACTTAGAATTATGCGGTATTGCCTTATATTTTGTGTGGATTATGCGGGAACAAAAAACGGATTTTCAGGATTCTGTCTCTTTTTCTCTTTTGTTTACCTCTCTCTCGCTGGCTTCCACCATCGAGATCACGTTCAGCAGCACCAGCCGCACCACAGCGGGGTGCAGGCAGCTGTTGTTGATGGCGTTGATGACGGATTTTTGGAGTTCTTCAATTTTTGCGGTTGTGGTCATTTCATCACCCTTTCTGCCATCGGGGAGCCGGAATATTCCGGGCGCGGATAGCTTGTATCTTCGGTTCGCGTGCCGCCGCAGGCTGCCAGCGTAAGCGGGATGACCAATGCAAGCACCAACAGCAAAGCCAACGTGGCCAAAATCTGCATGAATTTCTGCATTAAATCTCCCTCCCGTTCACGCTCAAAGAACCGCATTCAATTCTGCCGGGGATTTCAAACTTGCTGGCATTGCAGTGGATGACCTTATCTACCTGGTCAATGGCAATGCCCACAAACTCGCTGGTGGCCCCGCCGGTGGAATAATCAAAGCTGGGGTCGCCGGTGGAGAACCAGCCTAAAAACGTGTAGCGGGAATTATCGCCAATATAAGATTTGCCGTACCGGCTGCTTAACACACCGGTCAGGTTGTTTTCCCAGTACCAGCGGATGCGCCCCGTGTCAATGTCCACACGAGTGCCAGTATCTTTGCCCATACGAATCCAGGCATTGTCCAGGTCATAAGTGGTTGTGCGCGCCTTATTGTGAATCTGCCCGGTGGTAATGTTGCCGCCGTTGATGATCGTCTTATCCTGGTTCCAGGTGCTCAAATCCGAAAATGTCACCACGCCGGATAGGTTGATCTGTGCGCTGGTGATCTCTGTTCCGCCTGCCGTCAGCTTGATGGTGCTGCTGGTTCCGCTTGTGCTGGCCGTCAGCTTAATTTCGCTCACCGTCTGCTTGATCTCGGTTTTGGTTTCGTTGGCGGTCAGATAGTCGCCGGTGCTGGCCGTCCAGGCAGTGGGGGCGTTACCCATCTGCACCATGGGGTGCATGATGGTCAGACCGTTGGTAACGGTGGCGTTATCGTTCGCGGTACTCACAAACAGACCGTCTGCATAGCCGTCCGCGGTCGCCGTGAACGCCGCCCAGCGCAGCTTCCAGCCGTTATCCAGCTCAATGTCCTGCTTCGCGTTTTTGAATGCACTGCCATAGTAGGTTTTTGTTCCGCTGGTGGATTTGGTTTCAAACTGCAAAAACAGGCTGTCCGTGCCGGAGTTGAGCTTGTACAGTACGCTGGCGCAGTAGGTCATGCCCTTGGCAATCACCAGTGACTTATCTGCTCCAAAGTGAAAGCGAGTGTTCTGCGCCTTATTGGTCACTCGGACGGATTCCCCATCAATGGTGTAGCTGCCCTTGACGCTGGCTGCGTTGCCGCCGGCATCTACCCCGGCATTATTCCAGTCGTCGGTGCCGACAATAATGTTGTTGCCGCCGGTGATCCGCTGGGTTACGGTCTGGGTGATACTGTCGGCTTTCTGGTCAATCGCAGAAACGGATTCTTTAACGGTCTTGAACTCTTGCTTCGTGCTGTCAAGGTCATCCGAAATGGTCGTGGTGGTTTCTTCCAGGCTGCTGACTTTGGTGCTGATGCTGTCCGCCTTTTGGCTGATGCCGGAGACATCCTCTTTCAGGCTTTCCACCGTTGCTGTGGTGGCATAATCCTGCAATTTGCTGTCAACCGCATCGTTGGCGGCGCTGGTGGCGGTGTCCTTTACGGTCTCTGTTACAGATTCCGTCACCGACTTGGTGACTTCGGTCTTGATTTCGTCAGCGGTTTGCGAAAACAGGCTTTTTGCGCTTTCCTGGGTCAGATAGTCGCCGGAGCTGGCGTTCCACGCGGTGGGCGCGTTGCCGTATTGCAGCATGGGGTGAAGCATCGAAAACTTGTTGGTGTAGTTGCCGCCAAGCCCCGCCCTTATGCTGCCGCAGCCAAGCTCGACCGTTTTCAGAATACCGGTGTTGTTGGGTGTCCAGGTGCCATACCGCAGCACCCAGCCGTCTGTCTGCTCAATTTCAAGCTGATTTTCGGTTTTTATGCTGGGAACGTAAGAAGTTCCGTTGTCACCGTCAAACGTAAGGCTCAGGCACAACCCGTCGGTGCCGGAAATTGGTTTGTACATGACGGACAGGCATAATGTGACGCCTTTTATAATGCGAGCGCCCGCGGTGTTGAACATAAAATACCCGTTGGTGTTCGCATTGGTTATTGTTGCGCTGCCATCATCGCCATACACAACGCTGCTGCCAGGGCCGCCAGAGAGGGCGTTCTTGAAGCTCTCACTGCCCAGGATCAGGTTGCCGCCGCCGGTGATTTTGGTGTCTTTTTTCACCTCAGAGGAAAGCCCGTCCACCGTTGCTTTCAGGTCGGTGTACTTGCCGGTCAGGTCGCTGGCCTTTACTTCCAGGCCGTCCACGCTGGTCTTGATCTCCAACATCTTGCCGGTCAGGTTCTTGTAGCTCTGGCTGTTCACGGCGCTGGAACTTTCCCGGCTGGCGCTGCCCACGCTCTCAAAGCTGGCCTTGCCGGAAGAGATCGTGGCGCTCATCAGGTAGGTATCAAACTCCCGCCCGCGTGCGTCCTTAACGTGCACGATCTGCCCGCAGGCAAGGTTGGAACTGCTGGGCACCGATACTTTGCAGGGGGTGTAGGTCACGCTTTTCAGCACGTTGTACAGGTTCTGGACAACGCTTTTCAGGTTGGCTTCGGTGCCGGTTGTCAGCAGCAGGTTGCCCTGCACTGCATAGGTGTTGGTGGCGGTGGTGCTGTCGGGGTAGATGACCCCCACGTCACTGTCAGACTGCCGAATCTGGACTTTCTCAATTGCCTTGACCGTGTAGTCCTCGTAGCTCAGGCTGTCAGCATAATAGGCGGTGCTGTTGCTGGCACCGTCCGGGGTGATTTTAGCAGTGCTGCGCTTGTCTGTGTAGGTCAAGAATTGCAGCTTGCCGTCTGCGTTCATGTGGGCGTAGCAGCCTGCCGCTTCCGCTGCCCAGGAGATAATCTGGCGGCAGGTTAAATCATCCGCATAGAACGCCTGCACGCTGTAGCTGCCATTGATGGGCAGGCTGCTGCTGGCAAGCGTGACCCCTGCCCGCTGGCAGGCCAGCTGTACCAGCTGCCAGATGGTCTTGGGGAACTGCGCCTGATTGGCCCGCAGCCAGCCGGAAAAGTCCGCATCCAGCTTGGACATGGTGTCATAGGCCGTGACCTTGTAGCTGTTGCGCTTGGTGCGGGTGGGCTTTTCGGCATAGAAAACGCCCACCTTGGTTCGGTTCCCGGCATCGTCCTGCCGGTAATAGGTCAGGGCATCCTCGGCAGTGATCTGTAAACCGCCGCCCGGGTCCGCCCAGATTTCGGCTTCAATGTAGTCCGAGAACGCAGAGCCGATGGTGAACTCCTGCCCGGCGTTCACCGCAGTGTGCAGGGTGAGGCTCTTCACCGCGCTGCCGGGGGAGCCGCCCTTTAATTCGGTGCCGCTTGGGAGAGTGAGAATTGGTTGGAGCAAATATACACCTCCTTTGGTTTTAGTTAGGAGGTAGGAGTGAGGAGTTGGAAGGTGTGCGCGTGCGCGCACGGGTTGAAAATTGGGCCGCAGTCCCGTAGGAGCGCACAGTGTGCGCCCGTCGCCCTGTGGCAAATCCTGTTGTGGCATATACGGCGGGGTTTTCGGAACGGTCGAGACCGTTCCCTACAATGCCGGACCTTAGGCCCGTTTTAACTCCTAACTCCTACTTCCTACCTCCGAACTCTCAATCAGCATTCGATAATGTTAAACTTCAAATTCTTCCACTGTTTCGTCTTGGCATTGTGCCAGGCGATGCCGTATTTGCTGCAGTAGCAGGTGGTAGTTTCGGTTTCGGTGGAAGAACCGGCTTTGGGATGGGTGAACTGAAACGTTGCCTTGCCTGCAAACAGCCCGATAGTGTACTTGTATTCGTCGTCCGTCAGGCAGCTGTAGGCGATGGGCCAGGTGGCAACCTTTTCCCGCACCACTTCGCGGTGCATGTACCCGGCTTCGTCGCGCCCGGAATCGCTGGAATCCAGGTCGGAATAGCTCGGTTCAATGTCGCAGTCCGGTGCGTATAGAGATTTGCCATCGATCTGGAACAGATTGGTCAGGGTCACGTCACACACCTCCTGTGGCAATGGCCTGTTTGCGTTGCCAGCGCTGTACGGCGCGGCCTACGTCCTCGTCGGTCAGCTCAATGCCGTACACGGCGGAAAGGATCTCCCGCAGCACGGAAACCACGGCTTCAAAGCCCGCCATCTGGCCTGCCTGCAAATCTTCCATGACTTCGGCCACAGCCTGCTTGATGGTGTCCAGCGGAGCTTCTACGTTGGTGCCGTGGCTCTGGTCGCCCAGCACGGCGAGGAACTCCCGGTTGGCCGGGATGACCGCGCCCTGCGCCAGGTAGGGAATTTGCGGGGCGGTCAGGGTGCTGATATTAAACCCGACATGCCCGCCGCCGAATATGTCCGGCAGGTTGAACGACAACCCGTTCAGCGCGTTGATGACCGCATTGATGCCGGTCACAACGGCGGAAATCATCCGATTGATGAAGCCGATGATACCATTGACGGCGGTCTTGATGGCAGCCGTCATCTTGTCCCAGACGGTGCTGACCGTGTTGCCAATGGCCTGCCAGGCAGCGTCCCAGTTGCCGCGGAACACGGCGCTTAAAAAGTCCGCCAGGCCACGCAGCACAACAACGGCCAGATCGATGGCATCCGCAATAGCCCCAACGGCCACGCCAACAACGTCCGCAATGGCGTTGAATACCTCAGCAAACGCGGGGCCGAACGTAGCGATGATCCACTTGGCCACCGGGGCCAACAGGTTGTTCCACAGGTCCAGCAGGCAGTTGGCAACGCTTGCCACCAGCAAAAGAATGTCATCCCACAGGGGTTTGAGGTGGGAGGACCAGAGGGTAGATAAAATCTGCATCAGGTTAGTAAGGATCGGCTGCAAAACGTTCTGCCACAGGGTGGTAAAAATGCCTTGCAGGTTTTCCAGCGCCAGGGCGGCACTCTGGGCAATGGGCTGGCCGTACTCGGCCCAGGTC